CCTTTAAGGAATGCGTTAACTCTAGCTACGCCCCATTGGGTTGCTGAAGAAACATTACCTCGCACTGAAGCTGGGTTAGTTCTATAGGCACCGACACCTCGTCTGAATACAGCTGCCAACATTCCATAACTTGCTCTATACTTTGGGTCTTTGGCATTGTGGTCTGCTACTTTCTTTTGTAATACTTTCTTAACCTTAGCTGATATTGGTGCAGCTTTCAATTCAATAGGAACAAATGCAGATTCTGATGCAGTAAATTCCATATGAATATCAATAGCTACTGTCTTCTTTGTAGGTTTTCTTTTACCAATATTTCTTTTACTTCTACGAACTTCTGGTTGAAATCGAGATGTGTTTAAAGTATCTTTTTCATCTTCTTCTGTAGCAGGTGCAGAAGGGACGGGCACCTCATCTACTGAGTTCATAATCCCGGTATCACCTTCTGCCACTGCCATCATATTTAATGGTCTAAGGTATACATCGTGACTATTGTCTGTTTCTAAACCTAAACTTCTTCTAGCTTCACCAACAGTAACAAAGCCACCCTGTACACCAGAGTTCATTGTCAATACTTGGTCTTTTTTATCGCTTGCTAATGCTCTGACTTGGTCTAAGTCAAAAGCACAAAAATATTCGTAATTATCTTTTTCAAAATTATCATGTAATAATTGATGTGAAATTTCTTGAGCAACCGCACTCCACATAGGAATCATTTTTTGTTCTGTAAAAAACTCTCTTAATTCTTTCGTATTGTTATACGTGGCTGCGTCCAATCCAGCGCCGAGTCCAGCGAGAATTGCTGGGACTCCAAGTACAGAAGAAACTCTCTCTTCTGGCAATCTTCTTAATTGTTTAAGATTCATTTGTTCTGGTGTAAACGAAACTACGTCTACATCCATAGAGCCAGTCATAATCATTGGTGCTCCTCTATTGGCACCAGCGAATTTTGATTTGAAAGATTGAGCAATTGCTTCAGCTTCTTCTCTACTTGGTCCACCCATTGCGTCGTCTTTAGGACTTAAGATAACTCCCGGAACAGCCATGTTGTGTAACAAAGCTACAGAGAATTGTCCAGCTGCTTCATCACCAGCTAGTTCTCTCATAACTGAACGTAGTGGTGCAAAACCTCTACGATGGTCGTCTGGGTCCATACCTTGACGTACGTGAACCATGTTTTCTCTTGGTATTTCTATATAGTCTGTATTTAATTTGTTACTCTTCTGAACAGCGTGGTATTCATAATGCGTAATCAATTCTTTTTCATTACCTCTTACTTTTACAAAAGAAGGCATTAGTGGGACAAGCTGAACAACATTACCTTTACCGTCTTTGACTTTCAATAAGAAAGCATCTCCGTGTGCAGATAATGAAGTAACTATATAATGAGCAAGAATATTACCAGAGATAAACTCATTTGGTCTTTGCATTAAAACTTCTAATGGATGATTAACTACTTCTGCTTTACCTTGGTCTGTCTTTTTGTAAACTTTTAACATTGGTTCGGCAAAAGAAGTTGCTAGAACGTTAAGACATGCGACAACGGCTGAATTACCAAGTCCATCACCTAATTCGTCTATTAATTTTTGCGGAAAGTAACCAGAAGAAGTATTGTAACCCCAAACAGAACCTTGAACTTGTTCATATTTATCAAGAGGTCCTCGTTTTACGATTAACCTATCTGGTGGAGCTTGCAAATATTCCGCTGCTCGCTTAAAAAAACTTTTATCTTCAGCCATTTAGTAAGCTTCCCATTTTCTCTTAGTTGCACTTTGTAAACAAGCGTACGCCAATACATCAACTATATCATCGTGCTCTCCTACTGGAAAAGTTAGCAACTCTCTCTCTACTTGGAGAATCCAGTCTTTATCTTTTGGAAAGTATACTTGTCCTCTTTCCATCTTAGCAGACAAAGGAAGTGCTCGTGAACGCTTGTCTTTATCAGCTCTTAGTTCTTTAATTCTCAATCCTTCTCTTCTAGCAAACTGAACTATTGCTAATTGGTAACCAGCACGTTCAATTCCTACCCATTCTAGATTATGTATTCCGACCATTCTTTTTATTTGAGGTACGATGTCTGGTGCTTCTATTCTATCTCTAAACATGTCTAGTAAAAATAGTTTATCATCTTCAATATTGTGACCAAATACACCTATAACTGTATAGTCAGCAGATTCTCTTGTGGAAACAGCTAAGTCAACAGTAGCGTATTTGACTAAATCATTGTTTATATCGTATTTTTTACCATCTGCCCATACCGTTCCTACACCTTCTTTGTAATAATTAAACCAATCACTCTTAAATACTTGAGCACCTTCAGATATAAAGTCAGCTAAATACTCTTGAGCAAAAACTAATTCACCCAAATCTTCTCTTGCAGACTCGACTTCTGCTGGGTCAATCATAGGATTTGCAGTAGTTGGGTATTGGAATCTAGCCCAATCTTCTGCTTTTTCTGCTTTTTCCCATAATTTATAAAACCAATTGTCCATTCCTATGGGAGTACTGATAAATAATGCAGAACCTTTATTTTCCGTAAGAGTAGGACGAAGTACTTCTGTCCAAGTTTCTTCTCTTACGAAAGCAGCCTCATCCATAACTAAGAAATGTAAACCTTCACCACGAAGACGTTGAGGGTTATCTGCTGATTTTACTGAAATTGAACCACCACCGGGGAAATGTACAGTCATATCTCCAACTTTTACATCTACACCAGCATCTTTTGGAAAAACACTTGCTGCTGCTACAACATCACGCCAACCAACTCTGGCTATTGCGAACGTAGGAGCAACCCACCAAACTCTACCACCTGCTAAAGCTTTTTCCATGCATAATTGCACACCAAGCCTTGATTTACCGAAACGACGACCCGCACATAATATTTTCCAACGTGCATCACTGTCTCTTACTTCTTGTTGTGGTTCATGAAGAGGTGGAAAGTCTATGTTAAAAGTTTTTTCTTTAGTTAACTCTGTTTCTTCTAATATGTCTCGACTACCCATTATTACCTTAGTCTACTATACTTATTTACGGATATTCTGGGTAACTAGAGTCTCCTCTATTTTACTACTAATAACAATAGAAAAAAACTAGACCCCTCTTTCGAGGGGTTTTGTTTAAAGATTATTCTTCTTCTAAAGACCGTTCTTGATAAGCAAGTTGCATACCAATATCTTTAATTAAAGACTTTTCTGCATCAGACAAATCATCTTCTAGAATCCTTGTCCATATTTCCGAGTACATAGAAGTATGACTACGGTAATAGTTTTTAGTAAAAAGAAAAAGCTTTCTTTGTAACTTGCGTTTAGTTCCAACAAAGAATCCTTTACTTGCATTAGTTAAAAAGAAAAACGATGATATATACGTACCCCACTTAATTGGTGTTTTGGAATCGTTTATATTTTCCCTTGACCAGTTTTTGTGAGAACGTAGTTGTGCCTTTAAATAATACTTAGCCTGTTTCCAGCCTTTTTTATACAAACTGTGAAAGAATATGGTTATGTAAGATAACCAAGTACGCTGTTCCCAGCTTGGATGACCGAACCAAAAACCCGGTTCATAACCTGCGTGGCTATGACCCCAGTACATTGAAAGTACATCATCATTATTTAACCAGTTGGCAAATTTATGAGCGTGTTTATGGCATAGTCTAAATGTACACAGTTCGTCTTCACCAATAGAATCAGTGAAGTCACCGTAGCCACCAGTAGCAGTAAGGTCTAATCCACCTTCGTTATTTGATTGCATTGGTCGACTGCATTTAGTTACAGCACATTTGCTGTATAGTTTAGATTGCATTTCTGACATTTCAGACATACGAACCCCCTTATATTAAATTGAATAGCTAGATGCTATTTACTCTTCTTCATCATGGAATGGCTTAACTTCTACTTGTCCCATCTTTGGTTTCAAGTTTAAGTTTTTTGGTGCCATCGCGAGCTTTTCGTCTATGCTCTTCATTGCGTCTAGCAAATCAACTCCAATAAGAGTTATACTGCCCTCTATAGGAACAGTAAATTTCTTTATCTTAATTTCTTTCTCTTTCATTCTTCTTCCAAAAATCTTTCTTTAACTGTGCATGCAAAATCATATGCATTGATGCCATCTTTTAAAAGCTTCTCATGTATTTTTTCTCTAGCTTCATCAACAGCATCTAATGTGTCGTCTTCTGAAGAAAAGATATCAAAGTCAGCAATTGTAAAATGTATAACTAACTCTCTCATAACTTTAACTTCCAAGCTCTCCAAACTTTATTAGAGTAAACAATACCTTGTCCCCCAGCTTGTATGTTACTAGACGCTAACGCCCAATTCCACATCAAGTTGTTAAACCATTGAAATCTGAATGCATAGTCTTCTCTATTGCCATCAATTGTTACCCACAACTGATATGGAAAAGAAAAGTAATCTTTGTTATCAAACCAGTAGTTTCCTGTAGCAAGTTTAGCTAATGCTTTATACAATAACGATTCAATCATTTTCATATTCACCCCAGTAACTATAGTCATATGCACTAACTCCAAAAATTGCAAAGAAAACTTTGTCGTGTATTTTCCTAGTAATTTTATAAGCTAGTCTTTTAAAAGCAGTATCTCTAGCATCAAGTCTTTCTAAGACAATTAATGTTATATTTCTAATGTAATTCATAATTTGTTCTTTCATATTACTATTGTATCATACATTGCAGAAAAAAGCAAGTACTGTGATTAATTATCACAGTACTTACAAGTAATCTTGCGTCGTTTAAGTGGACATAACCCACCGTCTTTAAGGAACATCATAAGAATCTCTTCTTGAGAAACCCATTGCTGTTTCTTTTTCTTGAGCGGATAGTAGTAACCACCATTCTCTCTGCGTGCAGAAAAGTTGGAGCACCTCTCAAACCAAGTGTCTGGTCCTTCATGCCTATCTTTAGCTGACTCAAGTAAAACATAAGTCTTCTCATACTTACGCTTGTTGAACTTAGTGCCATCAGCATCTAAGACTTCATCTACTCGCTTATGAGTTTTTTTGTCTAATACTGTGAACTCAGCATTGCAAACATCGTAGCTTTCTTTCCTGCTACTGTAAGGACGATACACATAGTGAGGCACTTCAAAAGTTTCACCAATCTGAAGCTGTTTAACTTCTGGCACATCTTGTGACCAAAGCTCATAAGATTTAACATCAAAGATGCTTCTCTTTAAGCCAGCAACAGAAAAGTCTTTTGTATCAGACCTCTCTACTCGTTTCAAGATTTCTAAATCTCGTTTTGCACGTCTATCTACTAATGCAGATTGTGGACCATCGTTAACAGACCACACGTATTTTTTAGTATTCATATTATTCCTCCTCGTTGTTGGTTTCTTGTGGGTACCTAAAGATAAAGTAATCTCTGGCATCCGTTTTATTTTTTTTGCTATATTCTCTTTGAGCTTTAGCCGCCCATTTAGCAAATGGTTCTAATTCATTAGCATAACCAAATACACTAATGTCAATGCTGTCCATTCCCACTACTTCGTATGTGTAAAAAGGGTGGACAGTTAGTCCTTTAGTAATTTTTACTATGTCGTAAATGAATTCTTTTTTATCGTTCATTTTATTCCTTTCGTTTTGCTTATATATTAAGTATACCACATGTCTAAAGATAATGCAAATTAAAAAAGAAATTTTTTTTCATTTTGAATACGACTCTCCGAAGAGAGTCGACGATGGGAGGGTATCGACAAAAGTGTAATCTCTTGCGAGACTACAGCCGACTATATCAGTATACCCTCTTGTATCGTCCTTGTTTATGTCATCCAGCTGTTAACACTTAATACATCACTATTTAAATAATGTTTGTTGCTGTACGAGTTGAGTCTTTCCCAACAAGGACATAAAAAAAAGGGAGTCAATATTTTAACTTTTACTTAATCACTACATTTAGTATCTTGTGTACACCACAATTTAGTCAATTCCTAACTCCCTAGTGGACGTGGAGGGAATCGAACCCTCGTTACTTTTTGCCATTACTATATAGCAACAACAATAAGTCTATCCATTCACGCCCTAGCGGAATGAGGTGACGTGAATCACCAACACTGTCCCACAACTGTAATTCTAAGACTATTGTCAGCCTCCCATCAGTTTAATACTTGAGTATTCTCCTAACTCGTGGCTTCATTCCTGTACACAAGTGTCCAGTTCATGTACTTTCTCGGTTGTCCGAGAAATTTTAGTTTACCTCTTCCACAATATAATTCACGACATAATCTATAAAACTTGTCGAAAACATTGCTTTAGAAATTAACTCTAAACTTTCTTCTGAGTGCTCATCTTCCCCGTCTCTTTTCGCAGGCATACCTTTATTTAATTCTGTGTATGCATTAATGAGTTCATAGATTTCTTTAACTGAACATTTAAAATCTTCCGGCTCTTCTAAAAATTCTGAATCTTCGTAAGGAATAATCATAAACTTTTGAATTAACTCATTGGTAAATTTCTTTAAAGAAAATTGGAAGCTTTCTTTAAAGTCATCATAATTCCATAAACACTGTCGAAGATAATTCTTTTTTTCCTCAATTGATAATTTTTCATACTTTATAAAATTATTATCTAAAAGATTAAAAGTTAACTTCTGCAATTCTTTTGTTGAAAAATCATCTTTGTAGTTATCTTCTACTTCTAACTTGTTACATTCGTTTATAGAGTTAAACATAGCTACGTCCATATAATCCATAAAATCCTGTGAGTTCACTTTAAAATCATCGTCACTATATTCATAGAAGTCTCCAGTATCGGGGTCAATGTCTTGAATAACTTCTAAAGTCTTAATAAAAGCATCACCAATATTTTTAATATTGTCTCTTGTTCTTACTGCCCAATAGAAACCTATAGCTTCTCTAACTTCTTTAGCTTTCTCTTCGTAGTACTCGTCTATAACGTGTTGTTTATATAACATTATTCAACTGTCCCTTCTACGACTTCTGCTTTTGGTGAACCGTACTTCTCAATATGCTCTGCATATGTTCTAAGGTGAGGTCTAGCGTTAGATAGCATCCAATCAACCTTGTGTTCTGGTAATCCCATTAGTTTTGCAGTGTCTACAAACTTCTCTAACCACATTGGCTCTGGCTTGGAAAACTCTGCATGTTTTGGCGGAGCAATGGTTTTCTCTGCTCCACATGCTCTAGCTTCCACAGAGACGGCTTTATTACAGGTGACATAAAATTCCGGGTCTCCGTACTCACTATGAATCCAACCCAGCTCTATCCAGTCGTGTTCGCCTCCTGCTCTACATTCTCCAACTTCACCACGAGAAATCTGTCGCAGTTTTTGTTGTGTAATAACTTCTGTATATCCAAGCTTGTTAATCTTCCCAATAATCTGTGAACTGTTCGGTGCTGAATATGAACCTTCGTTGTGCAATTTAATCACTGCAGACTGAATGTCGCCGAATGTCCAGTATTGTAAATCTGAATACATAGCTTTTAGCTGTATGTCTGTCCATTCACTGGGTGCATCGTCACCCTTTGTATATCTTATTGAAAGCCATTGAACAATTTCTAAGAATTCATTCCAAGTAACGCCTACTTTACCTGCTTCTATAAGTTCTTCCATACTTGAAAGGACTGGTGCTTTTTCCCCATCTTCTACTATGTTTAGTGTTGCTTGGGCTTTTTCTAAATCGTCCTCGTAAGGACTTTGTATATCATCAGACACTTGTTTCTCCTATTTTATCTACTACTAAAGCAATAATGATGAGTTGCCCCACCATTATCACTAACTTTAAATGAATACCTGTAGTATGTCTACTACAGTTATTCCTCTAACTCTATCACGGAATGCAATAAATTACAAGTTATACTGTAATATCCCCAATAAAGCTAAAGTCTAGAGTTTTAAACTCTTCCCATCGTTCGTCGCCAATGTATGGTCTACCAGCATAATGCCAAGTAGAGTACAAAGCGAACAACTTCTTGTTCTTGTCATTTAGCATACACCAATACAAGTCTTGGTAAGAAACCCCTGCTTGTTCTAGTGCCACTAAAAACATCTTCATATCTGTATAAACTACTAAATCATTAGTCTTACACGGATAGGTTATTCTTTCTTCTTTGTCCATACTACTATGATATCACATTTCGGGATATACTACAAATCATTTGTTAACTTTTTTACTGATATACTTACTAACACACATAAATAGTTCTATAGGTATAGTTAATAGGTTTAGTTATTAGGTATAGTTCCAGTTCATCTGGCGTACTACTGTAGTTCATTTAACGAACCCCTGCAGTTCGCCTCTCGAACCCCTGTAGTTCATCTGACGATATACGGTGTTCGTCTCGCATACCACTACATATAGTGGGTAGTAAAAAACATACCACATATGGTATGCATCAAAAATCAAGTATGATATAATAAAGTATAAGGATATATAAGTGTTTCCTTCACTAATCTCCTTTTTCTGTCGGTATATGTACCCTTTAGCTGTCAAAAGCTTTAGGGTCCCCAAAAAAGCACGCAGCCGGAACGGTATAAACTCCATATCTAACCCCTTATACCAGAGGTCAAAAATTTTTATTTTTCACTTGCTTCATTCCCCACTCTGTGGTATACTTATATAGAGGCATAAAAAGCCGGTAAAGAAAGCACATTCATTACTGAAGCCTACTTACTGGCATAGATGGGGTAAAACATATTTCCTATAAGGGTTGGATGTCGCTCGCCCTTTTTTAATCTAAACTAAAACTCTAGATTTATTCTTGTCATATGACATTACACTGAAATAGCATTAGGCGGCGGGGAAACACAAAGATACGTTCTTTTTACTTATCCCCAGAATATTTAATCTGAATAGTCACAGGTTCGTCATCAGCTCCACCCATCTCAATCTTCTGTGGTTTAGACCATTTGTCGAAGCTTCTCTCTAGCCACCAAGCAGCAGCTTGCCATTGTCCTCTACTAGCTGCAGTCTTAATACTGTTAAGGAAAATACCTTCTGCTTCTGCTCTTGCTTTCTCCATAGAGTTCAGAAAGTCACTATGTAAAGTCTGTAAACCTGCATCTCTATCATCTCTGCCTTTAGACAGCCAATTGTACAGAGTAACCTTGCTGATGCCAGCCATCCTAGCTGCGTCTTCAACGAAATAGCCCATTCTAAGCCAGTTTTGTACATTGATGATAAGTTCTGCATTTAGCTTACTTGGACGACCTACTTTATTATCTTTTTTCTTTTCAATACTCATTACATATATATTCTAGCATGGTATTTATTGACTCGATTGAAATATTAGATTACGTAAGGGTATATGGTATAATACTATATGGACTACATTCAAAAGGTAGAAGAACTTAAAGGTAAGCTTGAACAGCTAGCCATTATGCGTGGAGACGATGCTCTTTTAGGTTATGCAGAAGACATAGATACGACACGTTTAGACCCTGTAGCCGCTGTGTTGTACATCGGTACACTGACTACATACTTTGAAAACCTAGAACTCTTCAGCGAAGAGGAGAGAATAGAACTAAATCTATATAGAGAATACCAACCTCCTAGTACGTGGAGAAAAATCAAAATGGAGTGGGCAGAATAATTTAAAAAAATTTTTTCGCCTTTGTCTTACGCCTAACTTTTCAAACCTATAGAGATTAGTACCCCCCACCATATACACTACACATTCCAAAAATTGAGATTTATGCGGTCTGACGTCCGGACCCTTTTATATCGCTTGGTTAGCGATTTCACATGAGCCCCCCGCTTGTGCAATTTTCACAAGCTAGGGGCACTTGTGCATTTTGGTTATCCTTGCCCTTGAATAACCATTTCTTTATAGGTGGACTCGCCGATTCTTTTAGCTTCGGCGAATTTAGCCCCTAAGCCCTCGTCTGAAGGGCTTGTAATAGGGGTGTAGACGATTGTAGGGTATTTGCTACCTGCGTTTTGTAGTGTCTTTGTATACCCTTTACGGTTACCGCTGTTTAGGAAATCTTTTACAGTATATTTCCCCGCATTGTTAGCAACGGAACGGGCACCAAGTGGCATTGGTGTTGTACCTTTTTGAGTTGGTATAACGTAGCCCTTGAATGCTTTGTTATCGTCATATTCTTTTCCTAATTTACTTGTAGTGTTATTCATTTTTTTATTTCCTTCTAGAGAATTTACGTCAGAACTTGAACT